TCCGCTAGGCCACCCTGCGCCATCTGCATGGGCATCGGACCGGGGCCCGCTTCCATAGGAGCCGCGGCTCCTGCTGCCTGGCTCATCTTCAGTTCATTGAGCACCGCGAGCGCCGCGCCAATGAACGTGGGATCGTACTGGTCCGGAAAGTCGCCCGGATCCATCATGTCCCGAGCAATCAGGTCTTGGACTACGCGTTCGTAATCGTTGGGATTGCGGGTCAGGTACTCCATGATATCGATCAACTGATCGATCTCACGGGGCGTCAGATCGACATCAGCAAGATCCTCGCGCAGCGAGGCCTTCATCGTTTCCAGCGCTTGCGGATTCGTCATCCCGAGCGCGGTCTTGGCGGCGTCGTATGCGTCAGCACTGGACACGGCCATCGGTTCTTGCTGCGACATGGGGGCTTCCATCGGAAGCGCCATGATTCCTTCGTTTTCCATAGCAATCCTTTCCTTGGTTGGCCAAAAGCCCTCAGTGGGGCTGCGCGTCAGGAAAGGACGCGGATATGGCCAAGATTATGGCCGATTACCTTACGTTCTGTCCATTTCCATGAACGATAACCAAAAGTCCACACTGGCTACGGATGACGTCACTTTGATCACGTCCGTAGCCTCCAGGATACAAGGCACCCCACTGAACACATCCATCGTCTGGTTCGTGGGCAGCGCATAACTGCGCAAGAGGTAATACGGCGTACCTCCGCCCAATGGGTAGACGGCGATTGTCAAAGTTGTCTGATTGGCGTTTTCGTTAGTGACCCGCAAAGACGACAGGACTGACGTGTTTTGCGCTGGAGCGGTGTACAGCGTCGTCTCGGTTGCAGCCGACGGCGTCAGGTACTTACGAAAAAATTTGTTCGCCATATCACATCGCCGATATGAAGTTGATGGTCAGAATGACGGATGGGATAGCAGGTCGGGTTGGACTGGTGTCTGCGGCATAGTGTTCAATGAAAACATCCGTGCTACTGGCCCACCAAGCAATTTCCAAGTAATTGACACTCGGATCGGCGACCGTAAAGATGCCCGTAATTGCCGGGACGACGTGCGCCCATGTACTAGAGTCCTTGCGCGCCGCAATATCAAACCGGGTTCGACTATCCGGGAAGTTCACTCCCGTGTCCTTGGCCCAAACCTCAAACTCTTGAGTCGCATTGCTGCGGTTGGATACCTGCAACGTAAACGTTACCAGGTATTGACCTCCACACGGCACATAGATCTTGCTGTTATCAACAACTCGAACGCCGTTGGAAACGGCGACGACATCGTAGGTCAAAAGCTCTTCGGTTGTGGTGCTAGTAAGGTCCTGATCCAGGCTAGAAATCAGCATCGCATGCGGCAAGATGATGCCGTTACTGAGCTGAAAACCCCGCACCCCTCCCGCAAATCCGCCCCCAGCTCCAGCTCCCGCAGCCATCCAAGTGCCCGCAGAGGCAAGGTTGTTGTCAGGGGTAGACGTGTAGGAACTGTTGAGCTGAAGAATTACTTGCTCAAGCGACCGTACCAACTGGTTGAACTGTGCAGGATCATAGACCGCCGAAGCATTCGGCAGCCTGACGTTGTTGATCTTGCTCATCTCAAGCCGTCCGGCTGGATGTCAACGCGCATCGTGCCAAAACGCCAGTTCCCATCGACCACGTTGCTTTGGATACGCAACTGGATTTGTCGACCCCGCGCACGTGTGTCCACCTTTTCGGTGTTTGGCGCAATGACATACGGATCCAACGAACTCGGCGTAGCCGTAGCTTGCGGAAAAGCCCGCAACAACAGGTGCACGGTCAAATTGCCTTCTTGATTCTTGAAGTCAGGAATAAACCGCGACATGAACAGCATTTGATCGCCGTCACCGATGTCAAAGTAGCCTGAGGTGATAAACGAATCGATTGCCGCGCCATTTGCATTCTTGCCGTCTTCTTGGTTATAGATCACAGTACGGCCGGGTGTCAGGCCATAAATCGTACTGATCGTGCTGGCCGTGCTGTCCTCATCGTATTCGGAAGCAAGGGGCTTGTTGAAGGACCCCACATCACGCCACGCGGTTCGCGCCATCGTGCCGATCGACCAGACGTTTTCCAGGTAGTTGTAGGTGACGTTGCGGTCAATGTAATCGCTGTCCGCGGAACAGTACCACCACGTTACCTCGTTGAACTGCGTGTTGATGCCGACATGGATCTGCTGGGCCTGGACCAGATTGATGTCCTTGAACACATAATCTTGGACCGTGCATGGAAGTTTCTTGACTGTTCCATCAAATACAAAGAAGGCTTCCTTGCCCATCCAATAGGCCACGCCGTTTACGTCAGCGGCCGCATGCGGTCCCATAATTCCGCAGTTTGCGCCCAGCTGCTGGAATCCAAAAGTGTACGGCGGTCCAAGATACTGCTGGCCATGCAAGGACAGGTCAGTAAAGATCAGGATCTGACCACGCGATCGAATCGCGCTGATAATCTCGTTACCGTCCGTGAGCCGTTGTCCACCGGCCGTGTTGGTGGCCGTTGGCTCAAATTCGTTGATGTTTTCCTGGCTCGAAAACCTCACAAACATTGGATCCTGCGTAGCCGATGATCCAATGGTGGTCTCAGTACCAAAGCACACCAGGTGTCGGTCTGGTGTTGAGACCAATGCGAACTTGCTCTTCGTGGGCGCGTTGGCAATAACCGTTGCACGGGTATTCAGCGCAGGAACAGGGGCCCACTCGTAGATGCCTCCATTGACATACTGAAGGATCAGATTTTCCCCGTAGGTGTCAAACTGCCAGATTTGAGCAGACAATTGAACGCCCGCTACACCAGTCCGGGGCGTGCCCCACGTACCAGTTCCCCATGTGCCAACACCCCAACCAAAGTCAAAGTAAGCTATCGGCGAGCCGGTATTGATCTGGTACTCAGCATTCGCTGTTCCGGCGGCAGTGGCCGTACTACTGGCCTGCATCGGAGCAGTGATTTTGTATTCGTTGGCGTTAACGATCTCAGTTATTTCAAACTGATTGTTCAGCGAGGCGTTCGTAATGCCTCCAGGGTTACCGGTGACACCAGAAAATGTCACAAAGTCCCCTAATACTGCTCCATGGGCGGTGTCGTTTACGACAACCTCAGCGCTGCCACTTGTCGTGTCAAAGGTAATTGCCCCGCCCGTTACGGTTCTACGGATTGGGGTGATGTCTGCCCAAGTGCCGCCGTAAAACGCGTAAACCTTTTTGTTGGTTCCGACCGCTACATAGGGGGCTCCCTCAAGGTCTATCCACGTAAACACCTGCGTAGCCATGCCCAAAAGATCCACCGGGATCGAGCCAAAGTCTGTCCAACCGCCTGTTTTTTCTGGAAGGCCATAGCGAAAACGCACATAGTCGCCGTTGACCCAGCCGCCTTCTGCACCGTATTCGGTGTTTTGCTTGTCAATCCCAGGCTTAAGAAACAGACGGAGCAGCGGCATAAATCACCTGTAACTTGCAGTCTTTTTTGCAATCGATTTTGGTTGCTTCACAAACTGCTTGCCCTTGGCATTACCACTGGCCTTGGCACGATTGGTTGCAGCTTTTTCACCCGGCGACAAGGCACTCCAAGCAGCCGCAGGCAAGTAACGCTTTTTGCCTTTGCTTGGCTTGCCGTCGGACGTGGTCCATTTTTGGGCAGTCCAGTCCTTGAGCGATTGCTGCGGATCTTTCATGAGGTATAGCCCCCACCCTTTTTCTTGTACTCCGCCGCTAACAGTTGTGCTTTGCGCGCGGACCATTCTCCAGGGTCACCGCCTTTCGTGCCTGCTTTAATCTTGGAAAAAAGCGCTTTTCGCATGCTAGGCTTGGTGTAGTTCCCCGCTGCGTTGACCTTGGACTTAGGTTGTTTTTTCATGGCTATTTCTCTAGCTTCTTAAGGCAGACGTTGCTGCAACACGTCAAGCAAGAGTTTGATTTTACGCTGCTCTAACCGCTCTGTTAGTAGCAGACGCTCAAGCCGCTCCCTGTATTGTAAGTCAGAGATGATCTGAATGTCTTCAAACGACAGCACCCCGTGCAAATCTATAGGTGACGAAGATCGATACTGAGTCAGTCGTGCTGGGCAATCCTTTGGCAACATTGCAACCATAGCAGTGTAGTTGTCGATGTTGACTTGATACACATTAATTTCCGCAGTACGGTGCGCGATGTGCTGCTGAAGCTCCTCATTTGTCATAGTTAACTCCAAGAAACCGAAAAGCTAGGGCCTGTCGGTAAAGTTGACGGGTCAGCGTACTTACTCCCAAATCCTGAGCCAGACCAAGGATAGGCAGTGATGTATGGACTAGATCCCTGCGCTACCGCAATAGCTGTACCATCTGGACTAAACGCAACATCATTACCGACGCCTGTCGGTAAAGTTGACGGGTCAGCGTACTTACTCCCAAATCCTGAGCCAGACCAGGGATAGGCGGTGATGTATGGACTAACTGAATGCGCTACCGCAATAGCTGTACCATTTGGACTAAACGCAACCCCATCACCATCGCCTGTCGGTAAAGTTGAGGGGTTAGCGTACTTACTCCCAAACCCTGAACCGGACCAAGGATAGGCAGTGATGTATGGACTAGCTACATGCGCTACCGCAATAGCTGTACCATCTGGACTAAACGCAACCCCATCACCATCGCCTGTCGGTAAAGTTGAGGGGTTAGCGTACTTACTCCCAAACCCTGAACCGGACCAAGGATAGGCAGTGATGTATGGAC